TCAATATCCGTTGCATTTTAGGACTATTGATTAAGATATCCTTCAGCTTATCTCGTACAGGTCCAGGAAGATCATCCCTGAAGTGCCACATATAGGCATAGAAGTTAGTAAAATCATCACGCCCACCCTGTCCATAGCCTTGTTTTAGCCAAGAACGCTCCCACTGAAGACCCCATTTCTTTGAGGGATTGAAATATTCTAACAAATCTCCAGCAAATCCTTTAGGATCATCAGTGTCCTTGTCATCATGAAAGTCTGCAAACTTTTTCCAGAAAGCATTAGAAGCATCTCCTTTACCAGTCCACCCCCGAGCTTTAGCAGCCCTCTGAGCCGCAACTGTCCAATCCATTCCGGCGGACATGCTATAACCTACAACTTTACCCTCAGCATCGTATTGATAACGACCTTTACGAACAAATTTTGGGATCACTTTCTTGAGCCTATCAGCTACATCCACGACAGCAGCCTTGGCTTTACGAGCAGCTTTACGAACTGGATTCTCTGTGACATTACCAAATCCGTTCTTGGAGTAATTATCCGGTCCAGTAGTATGCCGAAATTCTTCTGCTCTTTTTATAAGAGCAAGCTCTTGTTCTGGGGTACTAGATCCATTCGAGAGCTGTGCTCGTTCGAAAGCTCCATTCTCTGCTATAGGATCTACATGAATACCAGATTCGTGGATAGCTTGGGAGAATTGCCCATAAAGAAACTTATACATCCTCTTCATCGGACTCTTGTTGCCAGATTCCCAGGCTTTAAGCATGTCAGGAATATTCTGCTCAGTATGAGCGAGATACTCACGAACCATTTCAGCCATAGCAAAGACTGGTTTATATCTAACAGGATCTTTGTTTAAGAAATTTTGCTTTAGCGCATCCCATTGTTCGTGAATCAATCCCCCTGCCTGCTCAGAAGCCCAACGAAGATGGAACATAGCTTCACTGAACATATTATCTAAGCCAACAGGACCAGCAGCAGCGGCTGCACCAGCAATGTGTTGTCTATGGCGCATTAGCATTTCTTCCCATGAGGCATATCTTTTACCCTGTGCCCCCTGCGTAGCATCTTCTTCCCATTTAATCAAAGCACCTTTTACTGGATCAGTATCGGGAAGATGATCGGTAGCTTTGCCAAAGACACCTTTCTTAAGTCCACGATAAAATTCACCTCCCACAGCAAAAGGAGTAGCAAGAACAGCAGCAGCTATGGCATCTTTCCAGGCTTTACTTTTATCGTTCATATCACTAGTCAAGAACCCTTGCATGAAACCTTCGGTTCCTTGACCTAGTAAATGAGCTGTTAGTTTCCCAGACGAAGTTCCTGCTAGCCATTCTGTAAGCTTAGGAATCATTGTTAATCCCTTAGCTCCAGCTTGAATCCCTTTCTCTACCTCTCCACCTCCTACGATCCATAAAGGCAACTCAAAAGCAGCTTCGAAAGTTCCAGAGGCTAGTTTCTCTTTCCAGGTTGTATCTGGATTGATATTATTCCAAAAACTCATTTGATCGTGGAGACTTTTATTCCATCCAAGCATCGCATCAGTGACAGGTTCATTGTCTCCATAGTCAAATGCTTTAGCAATCCATCCTTCTGGCTTCTCTCCATGTTCTTTATATTCAAAGAGCTTTTCAGAATATGGGATCGGTTTTGTAGGAGTAGTCTGCTGTGCTTGTGGTAGACCTTGTCTACTCATTACTTGTGAGACATAAGTTTCAGTAGGCGGGCCTATAGCTGCTACTCCCCTACCATAGTAATCTCGAAGAGCTTCTCGTGGATCTCCTTTATGAGCAGCAAGGCGCTCTGCAAGATATCGAACTCCCCCTAGGACATTATCTTCAGGATCAAATCTATTAACTCCCATACGAGCAGCGGTATCAGACATTAACTGCATAGGACCATAAGCATATTGTCCAGCATATCTCCCAGTAGGGATCATAGATCCAGGAACATTACGGCCCCCGCTTTCTTGCTGTATGACGGACTCTGCTAGCCATCTTGGTACAGAAGGATTCTCAGAAAGAGCTATTGATAAGGCGCTTTCGAGTTGTGGGAACTGATGCTCACTACCTCCTGGGCCTAACAGCGGTTCTACAGCTTTCTGTTGCTCTGCAAGATCGTGTTGAGCATTGAGAGTGAGATTATACCACCCTACAGCATGATGTGGCTCTGACCATGCTCCAGCACCCGGACCTTCCCAGATTTTAATCGCTCCTCCAAGGAGACTTTTTACTGACAGTAGTCCCGCTGTTAAAGCCATTCCTGCTTGCTCTGCACCATGAGATAGAGCTTTATGAAATCCTCCTACATACATCGATGCAGGATCAAAATTCATCATTTCATCAGACCATGCATTTTGCATCCACTGAGCTTCAGTAGGTCCAGCTCCTTCTCCATAAGCATGATCATAGAATGGTTTCAATTGTTCGTGATAAAATTTATTCGCTATTACATCCTTCTCTTGCTGCGGTCTATTGGCAAAAGCTGGAGCTTGATCTTTCCATCTGTATACTTGAGCTGTGATTCCATCCTTCGGATCTTTGAATAGAAATGGGTTATACTTAGGATCTTTCACCGCTTCTATCTTCTGTGCTTTGCTCAGATTATCAAAACTTGTATATTTCTGCTTTATCTGATTTAACTGGGTATTCTTTCGATACTCATAGAACATTTCTCCGAAAGCCTCGCGGCTACTCGTAGAGCGATCGATAGAAGCTGGATTTACACTAGCAAAGTAACCCCGTGGAGGTTCAGTGAGTCTAGTCTGAGGGCGCGGGGGAAGGCTGATCTGAGGGGTTTGCGAACCCTCCGGTCCCTGGGGTAAGGCCGTAGAAGTATTGTCTATCGAGCCGCTTTCTCCAATCGGCATATTCGGGAGTCTGTTGGAACTTGGAGTATCCTGTAGGTCCGGCATCTGGAACTCCTTCACCTACTTTTGGAACTGAGCCTTCTTGTAAAACATCCAGTGGTATACCAGTCTGTGCAGAGAACCATTTTTGATTAGCGCCCCATTTTGCCTGAGCATCATCAAGAGCTTTTTGTAGAAGTGCTTGTTGTCCACGATACTCAGCTACAATCTCAGGATTGTTCTTTCCTGCCTGCTCTGCTGATATCTTAGCAGTGAGTTCTCTACTCTGCGTGGCAAAAGAATCCATAGCTTTTTGATATGAATTTGAAGCTGTATCAAATAGTTTCATTAAATCATCGCCACGAGTGGTCTTTGACCTAGCAGCTTCGACCATTAACTTCGTATCACGATCATAGGCTGCTACATCCATGTCTTGACCATACTTGAGCATCTGAGTATTCCACTTAGAATCAGCATCGATATTTGCTTTCTGGATCTCCCCATAGGCTCTAATCTGCGCAGCGGATACTGTTTGCTGAGATTTCATCCAATCAATTCGATCCTTAGCCATCTGTGCTCTAGCAGCATCCTCCATTTGTTTCATTTGGAGATTTTGCTGTGCTTGTACATTAGGACCAAAGACTGTGGGTTGAGCAGTTTGGAATCTTCTCTGAGCTTCCTGTGGACTAACTTGCTGACCACTTTTCTGCCGGAACATATCTAGACCGCGCTGGACTATACCATGCTCCGGTGTTTTATTCTGAGAAGGATCAGTCATTGAGATCTGAAAGCCTTTTTCTATAGTTTTTACAAACTTAGGATCTTGAAACATCCCCTGAATGATATTGTTGTTATCAGAGATAGCTTTCTGAGCTTGTGCATGAGCAGGATCATTAGCACTAGTCGTCTGAAAAGTCTGTTGTGCCTGTTGCAAAGCATTCTGTGCTTCCACTAAGCGAGAGACTTTCGTAGCATCAGCTTCCTGCTTTCTCTGATCTCGTGTTGCTTTGAACTGAGCCAGAGCACCCACAGTAGCGGAGATAGCATTACCAATCCCTTGACTTCTAGCAGCAGCGGCGCCTACACGCTCAGAGCGATCAATATTCACAGGCGGGGGATTAGGAGTTCTAAATCCATAGTATCCAGGTACTTGCGTCGGAGCCTTCTGTGCGACAGGAGTCATTGCAGCCCTGATATCAGCTTGTGTAGTTGTAGGGCTAAGGCCCTCAAAGAAGGCTTTCATAGCATCAGCATCAATAGGACTACTCGGTAAATTCCCTGCTTTCGGAACAGGTTGATCCTGAGTAAGCTGCGGAGGAGCAAACTGTTGTGGAGCCATTCCGGGATTGTAAGGGCCATAGGAACTAGGAAGAGTAGGGGGCATAAAGACTCCTAGAGAAAACCAAGAGCTGCGAGACTAGGTAGAGCATTGCTCTGTCCTAGACTACCAAGATCTGATGTAGGGCTGATATAACCACCGGGGCTAGTGGATACATCTCCCACAGAGCCAGTAAGTTGCGGAGCAGCAAAGCTAGTCTGAACATTACCCGGAATTGAAGCAGGAGACGGACCGCTCCCTCCTTGCAAAGCACCTATATCACCAGTAATGTTTGCCATAACATTAGCAAAATCTGTCCATCCACTCTGAGCTACTTCTTTCTGAGCGGCAGGAGCAGCTCCTGTGAGAATTCCAATCGATTCTTGTAATTGTTTTTGCATAAGATCTGCATTAAATCCACCGATCTGGGCTAAGTATTGACTCTGAAGATCCGCTTGGGCAATACCCTGAACGCTAGAGTCCCCAGAGACTCCCATTGCTCCTAGACCTTGTCCTAGATTTGCCTGTGCTTTTGCCATTTGTGGTTGCATAGAAGCAACATATTGTTGTAAGATAGCACTATCTGTGCCACTCATTCCCTGGAGAATATAATTAAGAGACCCACCTACCCCCTTCCCATAGATATCAATAAGCTGTTTTGAGATATCTGTCTGTCCGCTACTCTGTGAAGAGGCAGGATTATATATCGAACCCACAGGTTGTCCCCCTACTGCTCCAGTAGCAGGGACACTAAGATACGGATTCGTAGTTTGCATTCCTCCAGAGGGAGTGAAAGAAGAAAAAGCAGGAGTAGCAGGTGGGAGTCCCTGTATAGGGGGAGAGTATTGATTATTCCCCGCAGCATTGCTTGTCGGAAGCTGGCTTGAAGAAACGCCTGGTAGTGGAAGTCCTACGGTTGACATACTACTCCCCTATCTCTGGCCCATCCTGAGCCTGAATCTCTTCACTGTTGTCATCTGATCTCGACTTTCATCTGATGTTCTACGGAAAATTAGTCCCGGCTGTCCCTCTACTCCTGATGTTTCTTGGAACTTCTGATCCCCCAGAAGCCTCTGATTCAGCTCTGTAGCTTTGGTACTTAGATTATAAATCTGTGCTAATCTCTGCGCAGTTGCATATTCTAGAATATCCTGCCACGAATCAGGCATCCAGATTATATCTTCATGCTTCAGTGTCGAGTCTCCAGCGTTAGGAAACGGATGACTCTGCTGATATCGCATGAAGATCCAATACGCTTTATCCGGTGGACTAGCGATCCAGATTCTTTGATTATGCCGTGTCCATTGCTGTGGAATCCCAGGGACATTAAGTAAAACCTCCATCCGATCGATGGTTCTGAAAGTCAGATTATATCCCGCTCTAGCACTTGATCTATCCGCTACAGGATCAGGATACGGCCAAATCGGAGTCACTGGAGGAGAAACAGGATCGAGATAGAGAAAGAATGAGTTTACTTTCTTAATCTTAACACTCGGAGCACTGGAACTTGGAGGAGGATTAGGATTCAAATCAGAATCATCTAGAAGAAAATCAGCAGGATCGTACTGAACCTGAAACGGAGTAAGTTGGACAAGAGGACCAGTTACTCCAAGCTCAGTGAACTTATAATCTTCTGTAAACTCCATTATCGTCTTGAACAGATATTCGTAGATCTTATCATTAGGGACGCTTCTGCCCATCAGTTGATCTAATATCTGCGGGTACAGATCCTGCATTTGCATAGCCTTCGGCTCCTGTTGGTACAACCCCTAGTTGGTTGAGGATAAAGAGCAGAGTTTTATGCACTGATTGAACCCATACTTTGTGCTCTGGGGTGAGTTGTTGAGCAAAGCTTGACGGGTTGTAAAGCTTCGGTGTTACTGGCGGTGTTGTCATATCGGCCTCTGATTCGGATCGAAAGAACCGAACATTGCTAGTTTAGCAAAAGCAACTTGATTTCTAACTCCTGAAGGTTGAACAGGAATATCGAGCCGGAGCTGTGGATTCTGTATCGTAGTCACTCCAGCTCCCGATGCTCCAGAACCCCCAGAGGCATTACTGAAGTAGACTTGATAATTCGCAAATCCTTGATCAGCTCCCGTAGGGAGAGTAAGTGTCCCTGATAAAATACCAGAAACACTCCAGTTAAGTACAAGCCCAGGAGTTCCCCAGCAGTTAACCAAGAGTCCATCAATCGTGATATCACGACCGAATTCAATCTCCTCTTTAGGCCAGAGGACAAACGAAGGCTGTGCATAGGCAAAATCAGCAGCTTGAATCCAAGGCTCTAGCCCGTAGTAAGAAGGAGGCCCTGGTGTTGAATCATCGATTATAAGAAAAGGATTAAAAGTAGCCACAAACTGATAATTAGGAGCTTGCGGATTGGTTCCGACAGAGTAGCAAAGAATTTCAAGATCATAATCCAGTCCTGTGTTATACGGCAGAGGAAAGAGCATCCATGTTCCGTTGTTAATGTTATAGATGTAAACATTACTTTTGATCATGAACATGAATATTGTTTGTGCTTTGTTTGTTCCTACATCTTGAAAGATCGTCCCTGCACAGCTATCACGACTATCACCCCCGACATACTGTGCTTCTGCGAGTAGTTTATCCTTGATCTTATCCCCTACAGCTTGAATTCCCCCTGAGAATTGAAAAACATTAGTGTTACCAATGAACATCCCTATCTGATCGTATTGACAGCGAAGCCGCATGTCTTGGCAGCCTTCGCCTACGAGAGCATTAGAAATGTGGGCAAAATCAAAAGGACTAGGACCGCTAGACAACGGAGTTATGTAGTCGATTCCCTGTGTTTTCAGAATAATCGCCTGTCCTGGAGTGATAAACATTCCTGTGAGATAATCACAAATATCCGCTGGTCTATTCCACCCTGCTCCTGTGACAGTACCATCCCCGTTCAAAGGATTCCAGACTCCCGGTTTACCAGCGGCTGACCATGCTATAATCATTTCCGGTGCTTGAATCACTCCCTGTGCTACAGCTCCCGGCCCAGGGACCATGCCTACGGCGATGAGACTACTATTGAATTTCCCCAACGTAACAGCCCCGAGATAGTCAGTGAGTTGCCCAAAGGAGACAACACCTTCAGCTCTTGTATACTGGAGAATAACTGTGCCAAATCCCCCAATGTAGAGTACCTCACCAACAGATGTATAACTCACAGGCCAAGGACCAAGTCCTATAGCTCCAGTAAATGTCCCACCAGCTCCCCCTCCTGAGAAGCTTCTACTTACAGATATAATCGGAATCGGTCCAGTAGTTGATCCATCAATTGTAGATGAGGAACCAACCCAGATAGCATTCCCTGCGGCTCCAGCAGCTTTAGCTGTGAGAATAATCTGATTAGAGTTCGCTGGATCAACCGCTGCTGTTGCTGGATTACTTGTGTTTCCATTAATAGCCCCAGCAAGACCACTCATGATCGCAGCTTGAGTTGCTCCGGTTGTGAAGCTATAATTCGTCAGAATTGAAGATCCACCTGAAGATGCTATCATGTCTACACTAGCATGTCCATTAGAACCAGCATTGCTCACGCCCGAGGCTGTTACAACAGCAGTAGCACTAGCACCGACTACCGAACCCCGAGTTTGTGTGATAGTTGTTGTCTCAGGAGCAGCTATAGTCCCTGCATTTCCATACTGTTGAGGGTCCCATACCCATATGTAATAGGTATTAGTAACCGACGGTGGACTACCAGACGGAGTCCCAGGAAGCATAGCCAAGGACCAATTCCAATACTGACCGTTTTGGAAGAAGTGTCCAGAATCTAAATATCTCGCTCCGGTAGGCCAACTGGGCAGACTAATTGTCTTCGGCAACCATGAAAGAGCTACTAGATGTTGGTTTATGATCAAAAAATTCGCAGCATCAGCGAAGCATAGAGGATCGATATACATCCCACTCTTGGCATCGATGCCACCAAAAGGAGCCTCTGGACCACCATAAGTGATCTCTAGACCGACCATCCCGTTATCTAGCTTCGATGATTTGATTTTACCCACGCAAGAAGCTCCTTAGCGAGTCGGAATGTACCAAATCATCTCTCCCCCAGGCATTGCTGTAATAGCCGCCCCCGGACCAGATACCCAGCCGAGATATCCTATATTCAACTGTCCCTGAGTAGGGAATGTGAAATCGAATTCACGACCGGCGCCATCTACAAAAGATGCAACTTGCCCTGCTGTTCCACCGGTCCATACACCTCCAGCTACTTTGAAGTTCGCGAAAGGGATAGGACCAGTGGTTACAATTCTCCACTGTCTTCCCGTAAAATCATTAGTTGTTGGCAAGGCCATAGACCCTCCTAGATAATGAAATCATCGACATTATCCATCGTCGTTGGCTCACGGAGCTTCTCTACTGGCTGTAACTCTTCAGCCCCGTCATTTAGCACAGCCTCGATTTTAACCTCCCGCTCACCAAGCAGAGGCGGGTCGTCAAAGCAATGAGGGCAGAGTAGAAGACCACGCTGCCATCGCATATCTGCGATCTTGGTTTTTCTATCACATCGAGGACAGTATCTCCACGGCCCTCTAAAAAATGTATGTTTAGGACCGCTTCCTGGGAGACTCATAGGAACCTCCTTAGTATCCGAAGGCTCTACGGTCCATTAGAACCCCATACTCCTTGCCACTGTGGACACCCAGCCGTGAGACGGCAACGAGTTTTCTGTTTGATAGCATCCGTATCGAAATCATCATCGAAATCGGTAGACGGACGCTCGCGCATGTAGAGATTCAAAGTCTGATCCTCTTTCGCTGCGCTCAGATACCATGCAGAGGGGCTATTCAACCAAGGGATTTCCATATTACGGAAGTCCTCTGGAAGAATCGCGTTGATGGTATTGTCAGGAACGTAGGGTTTTCCCGGAGAAGCTAGAGCTTCACGCACGAGGAAGCGTAGCTCTGGAGGGGTTACTAAGAAATCAAAGCGCAGCCTAATCGGATAACCCATGTTATCGATCATTCTAGCACTATGATTCACTGCCAATTGTAAACCAGCTATACTGAAATCCACGTCTGTAGCTGGACGATTGGGCCATGTCCCTGCTAAGGATATAACATTCGCTGCCCCCGGAGCCATAGCAGTAGCAGCCGCGCCGCCAAGCAACGCGTGCTGGTTGTAGAACAGCGGGTTCCCATCGAATGTTGTGACCGCAGAAGTAAAGCCCAGATTGAAGACATTCCATGCGATCATTTCCTCTGTGAAGTTGGAGCTGCGCGAGAGCAACGATGGTCCTTTACGAATGAGCCCGTATTGATCATCGTCCCATAGTTCCTTCGAGGTTCTGATCCCAAGAGAGTAAGTGAGGGGTTTAAATCTTTTAGATCCGCCCTGCTTCATCTCTACATAAGCAGTAGAAGCATTCTCAGGCTTCTCTTGCAGAGCACTGATCCCAGCCATCTCTAGTTCCTGTTCATATTCCTTCGTAGTAGGAATCTCATGGAACAGACGAGGCCAGTCTGATGCTTTCAAGGCTTTGTCGAGGCTATCGAAATAGATCTTTCTAAGCCCCGGCTGCATAAGCTGTGGAAACTTCGGTCTTACCTGTGGCATTGAATCTCCTCCTTTCGCCGGGGTTAGAATTTCTGAATAGCCGTTGACAAGAACACGAATTTCACTAGCCCGTTGAGGACAGAGCCATTTCTTCCAATAGCAACGACCTGGATCGCAGCCGCTGCTCCGGTCTTGAACTTATCAACGTACCAAAATGGACCAGCAGAGTCTTTTGTCAGTCCATATGCTACGCCGATATCTGATTGTACAGGAGTGAAATCAGCAGGAGTAGTTGCTCCAGTGTTCGAAGAATCGAACATAGCTTCGAATACCGTTGCTTCTCTCGCTGGCATAAACAGTGTCCGTCCATCCTGAGCAGGTGCTCCGATGGCTATATTAACACCTCCCGGTTGATTAGGCACAATTCCAAAGGTCTGAATCGACATAGACCCTGTAATCTGCCCGAATGGTGGAACAGGAGCACCAGCACCAGCAGTGGGAAGATTCCAGCCAGGACTTTCACTAATCCCTAGAATCCCACCCGGAGCTGGTCCAACATTTGATCCATCCCATGCTGTTACAAACTTCTGCACGTTTAGCATTACCGGAGTGCCCCACATAAAATTCTGTCCGGCAGCTTCAGGCAATGCTTCAGTCCAAGGTGTAGTACCTGCTTTCTCTTGAACTTGTAGTATCGGCTGATGAATTGTTAAATTCGGTCCAGCCATCTTAGTCCTCTCTACATACTCTTGCTTCTCAAATAATCAATCTACATCAACCCCACCACCCGCATCGTAGAAACCCATGCGGCCAGAACGGAAAGCATTACCAAGGAGTGGATCTTCTGTATCCATCTTGTCTTGTACTTTGCTCTTTGCTACAGCTTGTAAAGCTCTAAGTTGATAAACAGACTTCTCTACAACTCTCCTACGCTTTGCGAACAGAATTCTTTTATGGACTCTGAGTGCGATAACATCCATGTAGGTGTAGCAATTCTCGGAGTCAAATCGAAGTGGGAGCTTGAAGTCAGGATCAATATGCTCTGATTTGAGGATTTCATACCCTTGAGCGAACAACTCTCCGAGCCTCCGCTGATCTCGATTGGCCCAGACAGCAACATACTCTGGGTCTTTGACCCTAATGTCCATGTAAGCTGGTACTTCATGCTCTATCACCTCGACATTGAATGGCATGTTCAGGTTAGTAGCTTCAACCTCTGTCAGCTTGGACCAGTCAGGCTCAGGAGGCTTCGATGCTGCTTGAGCAATAGCTCGATCCTTTTGCTCTTTGATCCCTAAGATCCTATTGATCTCTTTTTCTAAGTCTTCTCCCGAGAGCGTAGCAACCTGTCTACCAGCCCCTTCAAGAGTCTGCTTTGCCCCTTCAATTGCTCCAGCATCTACCTGTTTCTGTGCAGTCTGCTGCGCTAGTTTGATTCTTTCAGCAACCTCTGCGCTCTGTGCTTCTGGGCTTTTTACTGTGGATTCTGCCATTACACACTCCCTATCCCGGCATCATCTATCATCTTCACATACTCTGTCGGATCGAATCCCAAAAGCTCCGCCGCTTTCTTTTCGTCGGCGCTGACAACTCTTGGCGCTGTGGCAGAGCCTCCCGAGAGGTTTCCTCCACTAGTCCCTCTAGTGCCCTCAGCTCCAGCAAATCTACTCTTAAGTTTTCCATCGAGTAATTCCTTGGAGTGTCTCCCAACAGTGCTGTGATATGCGTGTTCAATGACGCTACGGTCGTTCCTAGCAGTGAGGGTTTGAGCTTCAAGTAATTTGTCAATCTCACCTTTCATCTCCCCTGTGTAGTAAGGATACTTCTCCTGATCCTCAAACGTCTCCCGTCTCAGAGAATCTGCACGAACTTGGAGTATCGCAGAAGCCTGAGCATCATTCGGCCCTTTCATCATCTGTCGCACAGCTTCTATAGGATTCGTTGCCATCAACTCATTGAGTTGCTCATCGTTCGGTTGACTCTCAGCCACTCGCTTTTGCTCCGCTGCTCTGCGAGCATTTTCTCTATCCTGGTCCTCACGGGTGAATCTATCGGTAATTGACTGCATCGATGTTCTAATCGAGTCAGTGAAGGTAGTAAATTCCTCCTTGGTAACAGAGGAATCGAGCTTCTTTTTATACTCTTCTGGGAGTTCAACATTGATAGTCTCCTTCCCCTTGTCATCCTCTACTTTCTGCCACGGCAATTTCATGCGTCACTCTTTCTTCCCTTTGGGAATACTGAAATATCAGCTTGATTAGCTCGCTTCATCCCCTCTACCTGTGAGGCTCGTCCTGCGAGCGATTCTTCTACTTTCTTTAGAACATCAGGGAGATTGAACAGATTGTTTGCTATCTTCGCAGTCGTTGCCATCTCGATTACAAAAGCCTGATCCGCTTCCGGCGTGGAGAACTTCTTATAGATCAAAGCATTCGTAGTTTCACGATACAAGCTAGCTAGGTAGCATTTGACCGGATGGAAGTCCTCCGAGTCCCATAGCTCCGTTAGGGAGCTGCGGTATTTGCATAGCTCCTCCAGCGTTAGGGCCTCCAATTGCTTGTGGTCCTGCATTACCTCCGGCATTTGGACCTCCAGCGGCTCCGCCTTGCGAGAGTACAGCATCAATCAGAGCCTTCGTTTGAGGAAGATAAGCATCTACATTGTTCTTTCCAAACCCACGAAGCAGTGCTTGCATCATTACTCTTGAAGAGATTAAGCACTGCGCAAAGTACTCTTTCATCGGTGGAGGGCACTGAGGATTCATCATTGCTTCTATCATCTGTGCCTGTTGCTGATGGAATCGTTCTACCCTATCTGTGAGCATTACATCATTCTGTCGATCAAGCTCTTTGTTCAGAGCTGCTGAGGAGGGACGTAATCTTAGCCCTAAAACTCCTCTGCGAGCACTCTCTAGAGCTTTCTTCAGAATCTCAGCATTTGAAGCATATCTCTGGAGCCGATTTCCGATGCCGAAATTACTATAGAGTATAAGCATCTTATTCCCTAGCTTCACATGAGCACCCCTCATGTCGCTAGTACGGAGGTTGTTTCGATTATTTGACTGCCCCAGGACCATAGAAGTACCCGCAGCAGAGTAAATACCCCTCTTTGGGTTTATCACCCCGCCCCCTGATCCTCCCACAGCAGGATCAATCCCAGCCCGTTCCTTCGCTAGTCCTAAGACAAACTCGTCAGCACTGTTATTATAACCAAGATCCGCTCCTGCTTTGATCCATTCAAGCTCATCTTTCCTCGCCGGGATTGCAACACCGGGCATAAGATCGAGGATACTAGATAATTTTGATCCCGGATCGACTCTCCAGACCCCCAACATCGCATAGTTTCTATTGTTAGTACGCCAGTTGACATTATTGGAAAGTTCACGTTGGAAAACATGCACAAGTTCCGCAAATCCCGTTCCAAGATAGCTCTCCTCATCGTATGCTAACTTCGCATCCTCATACGGGCGAAGATTCTTTGGATAATTATTGAACGTGATCCAGAGAATTCTCCTCTTCTGTTTCCAATAACGTGCGAAGAACCAATACGTCTTCGCGTTGAGCCTGTAGGAGAAGCATAAGTGATAGATATACCACCGCGCGGCCCCTGTTTGTATAGAACCACCCTCGATCTTCTTGGCCGAATTAAGCTCCTCCTCCAGCTCATCCTCTTGGAGAGCATCAGGGGATAGTAACATTTCATCGATATCCTCCTGTTTGTAATACGGAGTACGCCCGCGAAGATCCTTAACTTCCCAGAAATTCAACGCCTCGATGTGGTACATGAATTTCATATTACTCAGAGACGGAACCGCTGGATCAAAACCCCATCGATTCAGAGGAATCATCTCAGGATGGGGACCATCTCTTACTACTATCTCGTTCTCAGTAGCCTGCGGAGAGGCTTCGCCGCCTTCGGCTTCGCTATCGGCGTCAGGGGTGAGTCCTCCCCCAATGTAGATCATCTCAATTTCTTTCTGATACTCCCACGGACAGTTCACTACTCCTGTTCCATACTTCGAAGCCGATTGGAACCATCCATTCTCTACTCTATACAAGTCTAACTCATCAGGATCATATGCTTCATCCTGAAGAAACGTCTGTATCGCCTCTTTTTGTTCCTCACCATCCTTATCTGGAGTATCCCCTGCAAGATTCGTAACCCACAGGGGATCATACATCCAGATTCCTCCCATGATACGAGAGAGTAATTCATCAGTATAAGTACCCACAAGAGGAACCGTCAGGTTCGAGGCTCCTTCCCAGGGCCATTCTACATTCTCATACCGTGGGCGCCCTCTATAGAGTCTCGCATACTCACTAAGAGTCTGTGACCTGAACGTCGAGAGACGTCGTTCCAGATGCTCTATTTTATCCTTTATAAACTCACAAATATCCTCATACGCTTCGCGTCCGAAGGTTGATTTCTTTACGAGAGCTGGAGGATTATAAGCCATAGGAGCTTCGCTCCTTACTTCTTTGTCTGCTGAGGTTGTGATCCCGGAAATGGTTTAGAAGCCCCTGGAGGAGTAGCAGGGTACTGCCCTATCCCTAGCTGCTTGAATTCCTCGTCTGCTTGCTTTGCTGCCATTCGTAGTTCCATCAGCGCAGCCTGAGCCTCATTACTCCCTAGTCCCTGCGGCCCAGAAACTGAGTCAACGAATTTCTGGACCAGAATCTCTAGACTCTTCGATCCCGCCTGCTCAAAATGATGCCCCGGAGCCTGTGGTAAAGCCACACGCTCTGTACCATAACCCGCTCCCCCAGTAGTAGACGGAGGACCACTCTGTGGCTGTTGCCCTTTTTGCTGTGCAGCAGTCTGTGCTGGCATATACGGTCTGTCAGGATCATTCATGCTACTGCCCCCATTCTGCGCCTTAGCGCAACTTTTTGGCGTTGCATAAAATCTTCTAAAGCATCTTCATCTACTTCATCGAAAGGACATACATAAGGAACATACCCAAAGCAGTCAAGGAGATCAACAGTAGTTCTAGACTGCCCATATTTCTCAGCTTCATCCCTAAAATCCTCACAGTTTCCCTCATTAAGCCATACCTCATGCCGCTCTACCATTGGTATAGCATTATCGATTCGCTCAAACTTAGCATCTTTCTGCTGATTTCCCCGGAGCTTTATCGGGACCATGCGAAGCCCCTCTAGCTCTGGGTGTTGTACTTTCTCTTTGAGAAGAAAGTAGTTAAAATGATAGATCAAGAATTTCTGAGCAGCAACATCCTCGCAGTGAATATCTCTCAGTTTCCATTTCAGAGCAAGGAAGAGGAGTTTCTCGACATAGTTCTTTGTACTGCAAGCATCAGCCCACTGATCAAGGATATAGACTCTACGAGGGGATGCGGAGCATCCAACCACAATAGCAGCGTGTCTGCATCTACTCCCTGTGTTTGTAGACTCAACCTCATTTTCATCTGAATGCCGAGGATCAGTTATCAAATATCTGTCGAGATAACGAGGGAAAATATCACGCTCTACATCCCCCTCTGCTACATGATGACGAATGACCCACCTATACTGTAATCCCGCTGGTCCTCCATGATCCGGGAGATACTTCAGCTTATACCACGGTAGATCCTTCGGGATTGAAAGAGCATCCCCGCTCAGTCTCTCGAAGTTGAAGTATCTAAAATCTGCGAGTCTAAACTTTGCTTTAGAAGGGTCAACTGGGAAATTGAGAAATTGACAAGAGAAATGATATGTCCCAAGTCTTCTTTTCCACCGGAGGAGTTTTTCCACAGTAAATGATTCTGGAAAGATCGGCACACCGAAAGGATGGAGGGAACAGCATCCACCAAGTGCAGAGTGAGTCGTGAATCCGAAGTATGGCTCTTCTCGTCTAATGTGTGAATTGAGATCATTATACGCCCATCGGTTCCCAACGACAATCTCATCAAAATCTCTGCCAGGGTTATCTGGATCATTATGCGTGGCT